TGGTATCGGGCCTTAAAAAGCCCGATATTTTCAGCACCATAAAGAAATAAATGTATATATTTTATATATTTTTTTAAAAATTTTGGTCAGTGGCCAACAACAACAGAGCAGTGCTCTAAGGAAAAATTATGTCAGAAGAAAAAATCACTGAATTAAATGAAAACATTGCAGCAGCAGAAGCTGCTATTAATTCCCTTGAATCCCAATTTGGGAAAGAGAATCTTTCTGCAGAGGACTCTAAAAACGAACCTTCAGCAAAACAACAGCTAGACTCTCGTGTTAATGACGTTGAATTAAAAGATATTATTGAACGTCGAGTACAAGAAGAAGTAAATCAAGCTAAAAGTGCTTTTAAAGATAAACTAGATGAAGTTTATAAATTACGAGATCAAGCTATCAAAGAAAAAGTGGCGTTAGAAGAAGAGAAGAGACAAGCAGAAATCAAACGAATGGAAGATGAAGGCAAACATAAAGAAGTTGCCGAATTAAAAATGGCTGAGCTAAATGCACGTCTAGAGGCTCTCCAGAAAGAAAACACCAAGCTTACTCGTGATCAAGCAGTGCGCGATGCAATGAGAGGCGTAGACTTCCGTTCAGAGGTAGCCGCAGAAATGGCTCAAGAAAGAATTCTAGGTCAGCTTATCCAGGACGATTCTGGACGTTGGACTCACAAGAGTGGTATCTCAATCAAGGAATATGTAGATCATTTTACTAAAGATGAAGATAATGCTTTTCTTCTGAAAGCAAAAGTTAATAGCGGTTTTGGCATGTCAAATGTTGCTGGAACTGCAGATACAAGTACACCTAAACCCATTACCGAAATGAATACTGAAGAGCTTTTACAACATTTTTCTAAACAAACGCCTTCAAACACTTTCGGTTATTAAAAAATTTAAGGAATTTTTAAAATGGCAATTTCTTCTAACCAAACTCTTGGCAACTTTTCGTTTGCTATTCAGAATGCAGTATCTGCGTTTTCTGATGAAATGTACACAAATGCCAAGAAACTTTCAGGCACAGGTATCGTTGGCTCTAACGCTCAAATCGATCCTACGACTGAAACTTTTATTGGACAAACTCGTTTCTTTAAGCCTTATGCTTCACAAACAGTAAACGTTGCTTCTGTTACTTCAGCTACTGATGGTACTTATCAGTCATACACTTCAGACTTCTTAACTTACGCTAAGACGGTCCGTACACATGGCGCACAAGAAATAAACATGCAGCGCGTAGTATCTCAGCAAGACGGTCTTGCAAAGATTGCTCGCGATTTTGGTGAAGTTCGTGCTCAAGATGAGCATGATGTTATTCTTAGCATCCTAAAAGGTGTTGCAGCTAAAGAAGCATCTATTGGAACAGGCTTTAGTAGCTTTGGACTAGACTACGATACTGATGACATTGGCTTCTTCGTAGACGTAAACACAGGGACTGGTGCTTTTGGTACTGATACTGATCAAGGTCTTTTGGCAGCTAGCGGCATTAGTACTGGATATGGCGCTATCCGGGCAGAAAATCTGTTTACTGCACTAGCACTTGGTTTTGCTGACTATGAGCCAGATTTTGTTTACATGATTACTTCTCCAGAAGTTATGACTCAACTTCGTGTTGCTAACATTGTTGATCAAACAACTGTTACTGAAGGCAATCTTGAGTTTACTACTGCTTTCGGTGGTAAGTTCCGTTTGCTAGCAACTCGTGCAGATCAAGGTAATCGTTCAGGCGACACTAATGTTGCAGCTGATTCAACTAAGACTACTTTCATGGTTAAGCCAGGTGCAATTGAATTAGCACAACTAGCTGTACCAATGCCAGTAGAAATGCATCGTGATGCTAACAAGTACAACGGTGGTGGTACAACTAATATGTGGTATCGTTGGGGCTATGTTGCTCATCCTATGGGTTACGATTGGACTGGTACTTCTACAGCATTTGCAACAAACGCAAATTACGCTGCTTCTGGTTCATATGCTCGTAAGTATGATGCTCTTAACCTTGGTATTCTTCCAATCTTCCACGCTTAATTGAGAGGTGAGGTATGGCTTTAGTGCTAGGCATCAATAGCTATGCTACTGTAGGAGAAGCGGATGTTTATTTCGAATCTCGTATTGATGTAGCTACGTGGGAATCAGCTGATGACACGCTTAAAGAGCAAGCTCTAGTTTCTGCAACTAGATACTTGGACACTCTTGCCTACACTGGGTACGTTACGGACTCTGATCAATCAATGTCATGGCCTCGAACAGGTTCTGTTTATAGCCCTCAAAGAGGTCGTGATATACAATTTAAAAAAGATTATACTTGGG